TCGTTGACAAGTATCTTGTGCAGGACAGAAGCGGTGGTGGAGTATATGAAACTCCGCAATTTATGTATATGATGATTGCTCTGACAATTTTTGCGGAATATCCAAAAGAAACCAGAATGTCATATGTCAGGAGGTACTATGACGCAATCTCAAGGCACAAAATCAACATTCCCACGCCCATCATGGCAGGAGTGCGAACGCCACTTAGACAATTCGCTAGCTGTGTTCTTGTTGATGTTGATGACACCCTCGATAGTATCTTTAGTAGCGATATGGCTATTGGCAGGTATGTTGCACAAAGGGCGGGAATCGGCATCAACGCAGGTCGCATCCGTGGCATCAACAGCAAAATCAGAGGGGGAGAAGTTCAACACACGGGTGTTGTACCATTTCTCAAGAAGTTTGAAGCAACTGTCAGATGTTGTACGCAGAATGGCATACGAGGTGGATCCGCGACAGTCCACTTCCCAATCTGGCACCAAGAAATAGAAGATATTCTGGTTCTTAAGAATAACAAGGGAACGGAAGATAATCGTGTCCGTAAACTTGATTATTCCATCCAAATTAGCAAGTTGTTCTATGAAAGATTTATTCAAGACGGTGAGATCACGCTTTTCTCTCCGCATGATGTCCCTGGACTTTATGATAGTTTTGGACTCCCTGAGTTTGACTCTCTCTACCTACAATATGAAAAAGATTCGTCCATTAAGAAAAAAACTATTAAAGCACAAGAACTTATTCTTAACCTTCTTAAAGAACGTGCGGAAACGGGTCGTATCTACATTATGAATATTGACCATTGCAATTCTCACTCTTCTTTTAAAGATAAAATTACAATGTCAAACCTCTGCCAGGAAATTTGTCTTCCGACTGTACCTATCCAACATATTGATCAAAAACCAAATACTATAAAGATGAAAGTAAAAGTTAAAAAAGATAAAGTTGAAGAATATAAAAAATATATTCAAAATATTGGTGGAGTATTATATGACCACGAATAATTAATTGCAGAAATGTTGCAAAATGCATATAATATGAATATACGGAATGGAAAAGTAAAGGAAACCCTGGAGGAGTAAGTTATGGTTCAAAAAACGGATGGAGTAAAAAAGTTAAAATAGGTGAAGTAGTGTATGACTGTATGAGAGAAGCATCAGAAAAAACTGGTTTAAGTTTACATTTAATTAGAAAAAAGGGAGATTTTAATGTCTAATAAACTATACGAATTTGTATTCGAAAATGAATCGGAAGATAATGAAAATTATGATTACTTCTATGAAGATGTTGTAGTCGATGATAACCCCGCATCAATTCAACTTTGTATTCTTTCCGCAATCAATGTTGGTAAAGTAAAGTCTGATGAAGAATTAGAGGAACTTTGTGACCTTTCCGTTCGTAGTTTGGATGAGTTGATTGACTATCAAAACTACCCCGTAGCAGCGGCAGAAATCGCCACTAAGGCACGTCGTTCTCTTGGTATTGGATATATTGGTCTTGCTCACTATTTGGCAAAACTTGGATATAATTATGATTCTCAAGAAGCATGGGATGCTGTTCATGGTCTTTCTGAGTCATTCCAGTATTATCTTCTCAAAGCATCTAACCAACTTGCGAAAGAAAAGGGTCATTGTGAATACTTTGGTCGCACAAAATATTCTGATGGTATTCTTCCGATTGATACATACAAAAAGGATGTAGACGAAATCTCTTCTATTGAGTTGCAGCATGATTGGGAATCACTTAGGGCATCTATACTTCAGCACGGTCTCAGGCACTCAACACTGTCCGCACAGATGCCATCGGAGAGCAGTTCCGTTGTGTCAAACGCAACAAATGGAATCGAACCTCCCCGTGGATTTTTGTCCATTAAGAAATCTAAAAAAGGACCACTCAAACAGATTGTTCCCCAATATCATTCTCTTAAGAACAATTATACGCTTCTTTGGGATATGGAGTCCAATCGTGGTTATATTAATGTTGTTGCTGTGATGCAGAAGTTTTTTGATCAAGCAATTTCTGGAAACTGGTCATATAATCCAGAAAATTATCAAGATAATGAAGTTCCTGTGTCCGTGATGGCACAAGATATGTTGACTTGTTTTAAATTGGGCCACAAGACAGCATACTACCAGAATACTTATGATATTAAGACTGATGAAGTCGTTGAAGAACCAAAACAAGACATTCAATCACTTATACAAGAACTTTCTAGTGCTGAAGAGGAAGATTGCGAAAGTTGTAAAATTTGAAATCTATTAAATAATCTATGCCAAGAGGAGCGAGTATGCAGTTTAAAATTTCTTCAACAGAAGAACCCCAAACAAATATTAAAGGAATGACTGTTTTTAATACTGAAAAAGTTGATACTAAGAAACAACCAATGTTTTTTGGTAAACCACTTGGAGTTCAAAGATATGATTCATACAAATATCCAATATTTGACAAATTGACTCAACAACAATTAAGTTATTTTTGGAGACCAGAAGAAATTTCTCTTCAAAAAGATCGTGGAGATTATCAAACATTACGTCCGGAACAAAAACATATTTTTACTTCAAATTTGAAGTATCAAATTATGTTGGATTCTATTCAAGGTCGTGGTCCTGGAATGGCATTTATTCCTTATTGCTCTCTCCCTGAATTGGAAGCATGTATGGAAGTGTGGGGATTCATGGAAATGATCCACTCACGCTCATACACTTACATCATCAAGAACATCTATTCAGACCCATCTGAGGTGTTTGATACTATTATTCAAGATGAGCGTATTCTGGAACGTTCTAAGAGCGTTACAGAGTCATATGATGACTTTATTCAATCAGCACAACAATATGGTGTGTCCGACACTTGGATGCACAGACTTGAGGGAGTCACTTATGCAAAGGAATCACTCAACGATGTCAAAAGAAAACTGTACAGAGCAGTCGCAAACGTTAATATTCTTGAAGGTATTCGCTTCTACGTTAGTTTTGCTTGTAGTTTCGCCTTTGGTGAACTTAAGCTTATGGAAGGATCCGCTAAAATCATTAGTCTCATCGCAAGAGACGAAAACCAACATTTAGTTATTACGCAAAATATTATGAACAAATGGCGTGATGGTGATGATCCTGAAATGAGACAGATTGCTAAAGAGGAGGAAGAATGGGTTTATAAGATGTTTAGTCGTGCTGTAAACGAAGAAAAGAAATGGGCAGATTATCTGTTCAAAGATGGTAGTATGATTGGACTGAATGACAAACTTCTTCAACAATATGTTGAATGGATTGCAAATCGTAGATTAAAATCAATTGGTTTAAAACCGCAATATGATATTTCGGCAAATAACAATCCACTTCCTTGGACTGATCATTGGTTAAATTCAAAATCACTACAAAACGCACCACAAGAAGTGGAAATTGAGCAATATTTAATAGGAGGCATCAAGCAAGATGTTACCAAAAATACTTTCTCAGGATTCAAACTATGATGAATGGTGTGAAAAGGAAATTCTAAACGCATACAAAGAGGCGGCAGAATGTGATGAGTTTATGTTTGGAGATTATGACTATTGTAAAGAATGGTTAGGTACAAATACTACTGAATAGTATAGATAGAGGAGATCATACTCCTCTTTTTTATGTCAATTTTTCCAACGGACATTTATGCATTAAAGGCAAAAATATTTAAACTCAAACATGATTTAAATAAAGAACAAATGTATCCTGGGGAGAAAGAACTGGTTAATAAATATCTTAACAAAGTGATTGACTATGTAGATGAATTGCAACTATAATAATTCATGGATATACAATGGAAAAATTTTTGAGTCTGATGATATTCAATATAATAGAACTGGACCAAGAAAAAATGGTTGGAGTATTAAAGAAATTATAAATAACTAAAAAGTATTTGTAAGATGGACGCACAAGATTTTCGTAGTCTTCAAGAAGCATATTTAGAAGTTGTTGAAGCAATTAGAAACCCTGAAAGCAGGCAGAAACTTCGTAATATTCAAAAAAAAGAAGTAAGACCGGGTGATGAGTCAGAAGGTGAAAATCCACGCCGTAAGTATCCTACTGAAAAAGGAAAACTAGCAATACACCTTCTTCTTGGTCCAGAAAGCACTGGGCCAACAGGTAATCCAGTAAGAAGTCGTGGTGGAAAAAATGCTCCTGCTAATGAAAGAGTAAAAAAGAGAGGACCTCATCATGCTGGAAACGTAGCATATTGGGCAGGAAATGCTGGTCCAAATAGAGATAGAGGTGCTGGAAATAAAGCAGCAAGAAGGGCAGGCCTGCCCGTTCCAAATACAAGAGATATGGATGAAAATTATGACCTCTACGACATCATACTCTCACACTTACTTGATGAAGGATATGCTGAAACTATTGAAAGTGCAGAAGCAATTATGGTGAATATGAGTGAAGAGTGGAGAGATTCTATTCTTGGTTAATTTATTTTTTGATTTATTATGACTCCAAAATACTTTCTCAGGATTCAAACTATGACGAATGGTGCGAGCAGGAAATCCTGAACGCATATCAGCAAGCAGCTGAGTGTGATGAGTATTTGTTCAGAGATTATGACTATTGTAAAGAATGGGTAGGTATTAGTACATAGATAGAGGAGAGCAATCTCCTCTTTTTTATGCCTAAAAATCAAATAAACAAAGAAGAACTGAAAATTCGTATTTTAAAACTAAAGCATCAACTTCATGAAGAACATCTTAGATATGACATGGATATGAAAGGACTTGCTCATAAATATCTGGACGAAGTGTTGCATATATTAGATGAGTATCGATATTAGTCTTTTATTAAAAAAATAATTCCTTCTTCTAATTGTTTTTTATATTTTTGAAATCCTATCTTTTTCTCTTTTAAGTAAGATGCAACACTTTCCCAAGTTCTAGTGCCATCACTTACCTTTTTATTTCTTGAAGTGGTGAGTGTTTTTTTATGTTCATCCGTAAGTTTTTTTCCATACATAGGATTTCCTTCTCCTTTGTACATATCGCTTAGTTTTTGCCTTACTTCTGGTCTATAAATTGGATTGTATGATTTATCTTTCATCTTTTCACTTCTCATATCGCAAAATTTATCATTCTTCATAACAACTTCATAAATTCCTGCGCGTTCGCTTACAAAAAATCTACCTTCAATATTTGTGTTATAATAATCATCAGTCATTAGAACATCTCTTTTGAATTGTTCCATAGTTTCATAGTAAGACATAGATTTTTTATGAGGACATAAATAAAGTATTTCTCTTGAGAATTTGTCTCCTCCTAAAAGTTTTACATCTTCACTTAATTCATCACAGGAACCAAAATAATTTTTCCAATCACTTTCTTTTGTTTTTCTGCGTCCAGTTT